CAAGAAATGATTGCTATCCGTTGCACAATGGACATCGCAGTTATGATCACTAAGACAAACGCATTTGCTAAGTTGACAGATGCGACAAACGTCTAATCTTGAAAGGGGGTATTAAATGGCTTATATCGTAACAGAAAATATCATTGATACCAAAGACAACAATCGACTATACGAGAAAGGCGAGGTTTATCCTCGTCTTGATTTGAATGTGTCAGATGCTCGAATTAAAGCACTTTTGAAAAAAGGCGTTATCGAATCAGACGGGGCGCAAGGTGACATTGTATTGCCTAAAGTTGAACCCGTTGAAGAAATCGAAGAAGAAGCAGGAGAATAAGCATGGATAATGCCCAACTTGCTAAAATCAAGCGTCGGTTGGGTATTGACCTTGCCGACACAAAAGAAAATGACTTGTTACAAGATTTAGTTGAAGATGCTGAAAGCTATTTTAAATCACTTACTGGTTCGGTATATATTGACAGTAAGTATAATTTTATGATTGAAAACGTTGTTTATAAACTCTATGGACGTAAAGGTTCAGAAAGTGTTTCTACTGAAACAGTTGACGGATATTCAGTAACTTATCAAGATTACGACAACTTATTTAAGCCTTATATGGCTATTTTAAATAAAGATTTTGGTCTTGACGGTTCACAACGTCAACGTGGGAAGGCATTCTTTTTATGAAAACACCTCACAGAATTACGCTCGTAAGAGGAAAAGGTGTTGCAAAGTACAATCCAGTAACGGACACTTACGAAAACCAAGCTGAACAATCCGAAGTTGTACCATGTTTTGTGAATTACATTCAAAAAGCAAAAGTCTTTGAACTATACGGCAATCGTTCGGATGTCGTCATGATATGCAGATTTCAGCAAGAGCAAGAACCGTTCTTGTATGCAATCTATGACGGCTTCAAGTATGAATTGATTGATAGCGTAGAAGCTTCAAAATGCTCTGTACGGCTCAAAAGGACGGTCAAGGTATAAATGGGCGTAAATATAGAATGGCACGGCTTAGAGAAGCTAACAAGCACGATTTACAACGCACACCCTAAAGCCGTTGAACAATCAATACAAGTTGTTAAAAATAAAGGCGAAAAAGGAAAGAAAGTAGCAAGAGAATTAGCGCCAAGAGATACTGGATTTTTGAAAGATCATATCAACGTGACTTATCACGGTATGGAAGCGTGGATAACAGGAAGCGCATCTTATACAGGTTATCAAGAATACGGTACTCGTTTCATGGCTGGTAAACCACACTTTAGACCTATGTTAGAGCAAATATTACCCGAATTTCAAAAAGATATGACGGATGTTATGAAAGGAGTGTTTAAATGACACCAAACCACGATTTGTTTAGGAAGTTATTTGCTCTTTCTGATTTAAGAGTAGATACTTATGATTATCTACCTAACGCAGATGCACAATATCCGTTTGTTTATATTGGCGAATATAACGGCTCTGATACGCCTAACAATGACTTGTACGGAACAGTAAGGCAAACAGTCCATATTTACGGCACAAGGAAGAATAGAAGCAAAATAGACAATGTTTCAGCCTATCTTGAAAACACAGTAAAGCGTTTCAAAGAGGGATATGAATATAATTTCAATCATTTAACAACAGATAAACAAGTTATTGCAGATAATACAGACGTCCAGCCTTTACTTCATGTCGTGCTGGACATTACTTTTAGTTATACCAAAAAGGAGAAATAATAAATGGCAGATTTAATTTTGGGGAAAGACGTTATTGCCTTTTTCCGTCGCTATAAAGACCGTACAAAACAAGATGCGGGTAAAGTACGTTTCCAATCTGAACTTTCTATCAAGTTAGAAAAGAATGTAGAGAGCACAAAAACAAAAGACGGAGTTGTAAACTCTATTTCAGACGGAGAAACAAGCGGAGAGTTCAAATCGCTTGCTTACCGTGAAGACGGCGACACAGTGAATATGTGGAAAGAAATGCGCAAATGGTTTACAGCAAGTGATAAAATCGAATGCTGGATTGTAGACCTTGGAAGCAAGAAACAAGTTGAAGGCGTTGATAAGTATGATGTTGAATACTATCAAGGTTACTTCAAGAATTTTGAATTGTCAGCACCGTCAGACGATAAGGTTGAGTTATCTTATGAAGTCGCTATTGACGGAAACGGTATCTTACATACTGACAAATTGACTGATACACAAAAACAAGCAGTAGAAAGCGCACAATACAACTACCACACTCTTGAAAAAGAAACAAACGGCGAAGGTGTCGCAGTTTAACTAAAATAGTGGTATTTAGAAGGGCAATTTATTTGCCCTTTATTTTTTTATTCAAAAGGAGAAATAAAACATGATTTTAAAAATTGGAGAACGTGACTACACTTTACGCTTTGGACTTGGATTTTTGAGAGAAATGAACAAGCTACATTCTGCTGAACTTGAGGGAATGAAAACCGGCTACGGTGCAATGACATTGTTTAATGCTGGACAAGCACTTAATGATCCAATGGCTTTTGTAGATATTATCAAAGCTGGAACAGTCACAGAAAACCACAAACCAAGCAATGAAGCTATCGAAAAATATCTTGAAGATTTGATTTTGAATGACGAATACGACAAGACGATTACTGAAATTGTGAACGAGTTAAAAGCATCTCCCCTACTCAAAAAAGCAATGAACCTAGTAGAGTAAGGGAAAACCAAGGTTCAGACTTTGGCTATGATGAAGCAATAGCCTTGCTTATTGCAAGACATAATATGACGTTTAAAGAAGCATCACGCACCACGCTAGAAGAATTTGAAATTTATAACACTGCTTATCTTATCCAACAGGAAGATAGACGGTATAATTCAGCAATTCAAGCATGGTTCAATCAAACAGTCCAAGCTACTAAAGGCAAAGGCAAAAGCGCAAGGTCAGCCTTTAAAACGTTTGACGATTTTTACAATCACAAAGACGAGTTTGACAAGATTTTCAAGAAAGATGATGTCGGACAAGTCAAACAAAAGAAAATGAGCCTTGCTGATAGAAACAGAAGGCTTAATCAATCTATGAGAGAAAGGGGGTAACTAATGGGGACAAATTTTGATGTTACCGCCATATTAAAAGCTAATGTTTCTGACTTTGCTAGAGGGATGAAAGAAGCACAGATGGCTTTTCAAAGCATGAAAAACCAAACTGGCTCAAGTTTAGACAAGATAAGTAACAGTCTTTCAGCAGTTGGTACTGCTTCTATGAAATTGGGTGCTGGTATGACTGCTACTTTGACAGCACCAGTAGTTGCTGGTGTTACTGGTATCGTCAAATCATTTGCTGACCTAGAACAAAGTCTTGGCGGTGTAGAAACGCTGTTTAAAGACAACGGTACAAGTGCTATTGGACTTGCTAAAAAATACAACATCACAGCTAAAGAAGCGCAAGCAATGTATGACACTATGGAAGCAAAAGGCGCAAGCGTTCTTTCTAATGCCAATAATGCTTTTAAAACGGCTGGAGTATCAGCCAATCAGTATATGCAACAAGTAACTTCATTCTCTGCTACATTGCTTCAAGGTTTAGGCGGAGATACTGAGAAGGCCGCCCAATATGCTGATAAAGCACTTGTTCAAATGGCAGATAACGCCAACAAAATGGGTACGAATATGACCGATATTCAAAACGCATATCAAGGATTTGCGAAAGATAACTACACTATGTTAGATAACTTGAAACTTGGTTATGGTGGTACTGCTGGCGAAATGGCTCGTCTTGTCAATGAGTCAGGCGTTTTAAATGGAGAATTTGAAGCGACAGCGCAAAACGTGAAAGATATTCCATTCCATACCTTGATTGAAGCTATCGGAATTACGCAAGATCGCTTAGGAATTACTGGAACGACTGCAAAAGAAGCAAGCGAAACAGTTTCAGGTTCATTCCAAGCTATGAAGGCATCATTTGAAAACTTAGTAGCTGGTTTAGGGCATGGCGAAGCTGATATATACGGCTTATTTGAAAATCTAAAAGAAACAGTATTGACATTCAAAGATAATGTCGTACGGGTTCTTTTGACAATATGGGACAATCTACCACTTGAACCGTGGCAGAAATGGCTAGGACTTATAGCAGTATCAGCTGGCCCCGCTTTAATTGCAATCGGTGGAATAGCTACTGGAATTAGTAGAGCGGTAGATACATTTAGGATTTTAAGTGTTTTTGGTACTAAAATTTCAGCTTTATTCACTTCTTTACAAGGTGGAAGTGGTATTTTAAGCACTATTGCAAGTGCTTTTGGAGCAATCGGAGCACCAGTTCTTGTTGTTATCGCAGTTATAGCTAGTTTAATTGCTATTTTAGTCGGTGTATATAACACAAGCGAAGAATTTAGAAACAAGGTCAATTCAGCATTTGAAGCAGTTAAAACTGCAATCACAAGTGCTATTCAAGAAGCAGTTAGCTTTGTCCAAGATGTTTGGGGAACGCTTGTTTCTTGGTGGTCTGAAAACCATGAATTGATTGAGCGTGTAGCTTCTAAAGTTTGGAATGCTATCAAAACAGTAGTTGAAACAGTAACTAATTTCTTAGCACCTATGATTGAAACAGCTTGGAATGCTATTGGCACAACAATTTCAGTCGTTTGGGGATTGATTAAATCCACAATAGGCGCTGGACTTGATTTTATCTTAGGCATTATCAAGGCAGTTATGCAAGTTATTGATGGCGACTGGTCGGGCGCTTGGGAAACGATCAAAGAAACAGCAAGTAGGCTTTGGGAAAATATCAAGAGCATTATTCAACAACACTTGGATGGTATCGTTCAAATCTTTAGCGGTATCTTTGAGTTCTTAAAAACTGTTTGGGAAACAGGTTGGAATGCTCTTATTACATTTTTAGCGCCAATTTGGGAAGGTATTAAACTAGCAGTTCAATCAGGTATTGAAGCAGTGACTACTTTCTTCCAAACTTCAATGACTGGTATTCAAACAACTTGGGAAACTATATGGAATACAATAACAGCTTTTATTGGCCCGATTTGGACGGCTATTTATGAAACAATCTATACAACATTAACGACTATTTGGACGTATATTCAGACTACATTTGAAGCAATCAAGTCTATATTTTCAAACGCTTGGGAAATTATTAAAGTTATATTTGCTACGGTATTATTAGTTATTTATGGACTAGTTACTGGCAATTTTGACTTAATCAAACAAGCTATTTCAAACGCTTGGGATATTATCAGCGCAAAAACGAATGAAATTTGGAACACTATCTCAACTTTCTTGTCAGGAATTTGGGAAAGTATCAAATCAGCAGTTTCTAACGCTTGGGAAAGTATCAAATCAGCTATTTCAACAGCACTTGAAGTTATTAAAAACACAGTTACAAATGGCTGGAACAACCTAGTTAGCACGATAACGAACGCTGGCCCTCGTATTGTTTCAGCGGTAAGAAGCGGGTTTGATAATGCAGTAGCATCTGCTAGAAACTTTATCGGTCAAGCCGTAAATGTCGGTCACAATCTGATCATGGGATTTGTGAACGGGGTTAGAAATGCCGCTGGTGCTTTAATTAACTCAGTTACAAGTGCAGTAAGTGGCGCTATCAATGGTGCTAAACGTTTACTTGGCATTCATTCGCCTTCACGAGTATTCAGACAGTTTGGTATTTATACGGACGAAGGTTTTGTTATCGGTGTAAATAGTAAAGCTGGCGCAGTTGTAAAATCAGTTGGGAACATGGCACAAGGTGCGATAGATGCTTTTACTGGTAAAGACTTAGCTGGAAACTTGCAAAGTGAACTAGGCGCAGTAGATGGCGAATTAGGGCGCTTGTCAGGATATAATACTTCCGTTGACTTCAACGGTGGCACAATCACAGTCGGGCAACAATCTGCTGACATTGTTCTTAAAATGGGTAACACGACTTATAGAGCATTTACTGAAGATATTACAAGCGCTCAAGAAATGGAATTGACCTTGGCAAACTATTAGAAAGGAGAAAGTTATGTATGGATATTCAAAATTAGAAAAACATAACGAAAACGTGGCTTTCGAGCCAAGCGATAATATGATAATAAACAGCGTTACACTAGATAAAGTAGTTGAAGGTTATAGACAATTAACGGTGACAGGCAGAGGTCTAGTAGCCCAATCCGTTAAAACAACTTCTATCTCTGGAAGGCGTGGCGTTTGGGTTGAAGATATTTCAGATCCTGAACGGATTTTAGAAATCAAGTATCAGTTAACAGCTGACTCAAGCGCTGAATTAAGAGAGAAGTTTTTTTCTTTAAATAAATTTTTGCGCATAAACCAAGCAAGTTCAGGCATGCTTCAAGTATCATTTAAAGATGAACCTGATTATTATTACTACGCTATTTTTAATGGCGCAGATGCTATCGAAGAAAACGCACTAACAGTTGTTAGTCGTTTTTCTTTGTTAGTTCCTGACGGGTTTAAGAAAACCAGAGAGCAGACATCAACAGGTAAAATATCAATAACTAGTGGATTTGAAGTAACGCCCGTATCTATCACAGTTACAACATCAAAAGCGACTGACACGGTTAAAATCACAAATGGCAGACAGATAATATCATTTACTGGTACTTATGAAGCTAACAAAGACATTGTGATTGAGTTCAAGCAAGATGAAGTGAAAGCAACTTATAAAGGCCGTAGCATTTTAAGTGAACTTGATTTGTTTAGTGATTTAGAGAATTTCAAAGTTAGACCGTTTGATACAATCACGGCGACAAATGCAACGGTTAAAGAAGTAGTTTGGAGAGAAGAAAGACTATGATATATTTATTCGATAAAGACGAGAAACTAATAAAAATCGTCAAAAAAGAAGCTATCAAGACTGCTCTTCAAAAATTCGCTTTAACTACTGAAAAATACGTATCTGACAGGCTCACGGTTGAGATGAAAGAGTTGAGCAAGAAAGAATTTGATGCAGTAGAGTATATGGCTATTCAGTCAATCGAAGATGCACATACTTTCCATTATTTCTATATTGCTCAAAAATTCTCAGAAAATCTCACTACTTTAATCGGTGTTCAGTCAGGTATTGAAGAATTAAGAAAATCCGTTGTTTTAGATAAACGTCCACATAATACGTTTGCTAGACCTATTATTAACGAACTGCTTGCTGGCACTAACTGGCAAGCACGTTTTGTTAGCGAAACAAGTCAACGATCAACGAACTTCTACTACATTTCAACATTTGAAGCCTTGAAAAAGGTCTGTCAAGTTTGGAATTTAGAAATGCAGTTTTTTGTTGAAGTAAACGGCAATAAAATAGGTGCACGCTATATTGATTTCAAAGAGAAAATCGGTGAAGCAACGGGCAAGCGTGTAGTTTATGGACATAATGCGCTTCAAATCTTGCAAGAAGTAGAACGTACCAATCTATTTACCGCTTTAATTGGCCGTGGTAAAGGCGAAGAACTCAGCGCACCAAGTGAAGATAATGCTACTGGCAGTTATGGGCGCAGAATTACATTCGAGGACGTTGTTTGGGAAACTAAAAAAGGCGCACCAGTTGACAAACCAAAAGGTCAGAAATATGTCGAACTTCCTGAAATGACTAAGCGCTACGGTATCAAAAATGCAGACGGAACTATGCGTGCTAAAGTAGGTTTTGCAGTCTTTGAAGATGAAGAAGATAAAAATGCATTGATTAGGCGTACTTATGATGAACT